TAAGGTGGTACCCATATCAGTTAATTATCCCTTCTTTTTCAAGCCGACCCAGGACGGAATGGACCGTCCAAAGACCGAGCTTGCCTACCGTGTCCCCGCAACCAAGTACACCCGTCGTAAACTTACCGCCCCATCCACCGATGCCGACGAAGCCTTGGAGGAACTCAAGGGGCTTGATACCACCATCGACTGGAAGAACACCGGTGATAACTCCTACGATGGGGAGAAACTCAAACTCCTCGTACATGATGAATCGGGGAAGTGGGAACGTCCGAACAACATCCTCAACAACTGGAGGGTTACGAAAACCACATTAAGGTTAGGTAGTAAAATTATTGGAAAATGCATGATGGGTTCAACAAGTAATTCATCAGACAAAGGAGGTGATAATTTTAAAAAACTATATAATGATTCAGACGTTACAAAAAGAAACCGCAATGGACAGACTCGCTCAGGATTATATTCTTTGTTCATTCCTATGGAATGGAATTTCGAAGGATTCATTGATTCTTATGGAATACCTGTCTTCGACACTCCGAAAAAAGAAGTTAAAGATGTCTACGGATCAATTATTGATATTGGAGTTATTAGCCACTGGGAAAATGAAGTTGAAGGTTTAAAAGGCGATCAAGATGCATTAAACGAATTTTATAGACAATTTCCACGTACAGAAGAGCATGCATTCAGGGATGAAACCAAAAACAGTATATTTAACTTAACAAAAATATACGAGCAAATAGATTATAATGAAGGTATTACAACATCGTCTAATGTTACAACGGGATCGTTTTCGTGGCAAAACGGAATCAAAGACACAAAAGTCCAGTTTACGCCAAATCCTAACGGAAGGTTTAAAGTCAGCTGGGTTCCGGATGTAGAATTACAAAATAGAATAATAATAAAAAATAACAGGAAATATCCTGGCAATGAGCACGTTGGGGCATTTGGTTGTGATAGTTATGATATATCAGGAACAACTGATGGTAAAGGCTCTAAGGGTTCATTACATGGTTTAACTAAGTTTACCATGGAAAAAGCACCAGCTAGCCAATTCTTTTTAGAATATATAGCTAGACCTGATACTGCTGAAATGTTTTTTGAAGATGTATTAATGGCATTAGTGTTTTATGGAATGCCAATACTCGCGGAAAATAATAAACCTAGATTATTATATTATTTAAAAAGAAGAGGATATAGAGGCTATTCGATGAATAGACCTGATAGAATATGGAATAAATTATCAGTTGCTGAAAAAGAAGTAGGTGGTATACCAAATTCAAGTGAAGATATAAGACAAGCTCACGCGGCCGCTATTGAAAGCTATATTAATAGCTATGTAGGTTTAAAGCCAGATAATACATATGGCAATTTATATTTTAATGATACATTAAACGATTGGGCTAAGTTTGATATAAGTAATAGAACAAAATTTGATGCCGCTATTAGCTCAGGGTTAGCAATTATGGCATGTAATAAGCATTTATATGCGCCACAACAAATAAGACAAATAAGTAATAAAGTAAATTTTAGTTTTGCCAAATACAATAATAAAGGCAATATTTCAAAAATAATAAACTAGATGGCTAAGATAACAACAAAAAGTAATTTTCCAAGTCAAGCCGTAACTGACATTGAGAAAGCTGATATAAGCTATGGTTTGCAAGTTGCAAAAGCTATTGAAGCTGAATGGTTTAAAAAAGACTCAGGAAGTACACGTTATTTTGCAAATAGAGACAATTTCCATAGATTAAGACTATATGCAAGAGGAGAGCAAAGTATACAAAAATATAAAAATGAATTATCTATTAATGGTGATTTATCTTATCTTAATTTAGATTGGAAGCCTGTGCCTATTATACCTAAGTTTGTAGATATAGTAGTTAACGGAATACAGGAAAGAACATATGATTTAAAAGCATATTCAATTGACGAAAGCGCAAGTAAAGCAAGAACTAAGTTTGTTAATGACATGCTTAATGATATGTATGCTAAAGAATATGCTAATAAGCTAGAAAAAGCAATAGGTGTAAATACATTTACAAATGATCCTACAAGTATACCAGAAGATGAAGATGAGTTAAATCTTCATATGCAATTAAATTATAAACAATCAATTGAGGTAGCACAAGAACAGGCAATAAATAATGTATTTGCTTTAAACAAATATGATTTATTAAAGAAAAGGCTTGATTATGACATAACCGTATTAGGTATGGCATGTGTTAAAAATAGTTTTAATACAGCAGAAGGTATTAAATTAGAATATGTAGATCCTGCTGATTTAGTTTATTCATATACTGAATCACCGTATTTTGATGATATATATTATGTAGGTGAAGTTAGAAGAGTTAATATTTCAGAACTTAAAAAACAATTTCCATATTTAACCAATGAGGATATTGAAAAGTTACAAAACAACGGCGCTGCAAATACTAAACTATATAATAAAACATATACTACATCAGATGCTGAAGATAAAAATTATGTTTATATATTATATTTTGAATATAAAACTTTTGAAAATCAAGTATATAAAATAAAACAAACAGCAACTGGTTCTGAAAAAGCAATAGTTAAAACAGATGAGTTTAACCCGCCTAAAGACGCAAGATCAAGATTTGAAAAAGTAAATAGATCAATAGAGTGTTTATATTGTGGTGCTAAAATTGTAGGTCAAGAAAAAATACTTAAATGGGGTAAAGCAGTAAATATGACAAGACCAAAGTCAGATATTACTAAAGTACAAATGAGTTATTCAATTGTAGCTCCAAGAATATATAAAGGTAAGCCAGAATCATTAGTAGGTAGAATGACATCATTTGCTGATATGATTCAAATAACACATCTTAAATTACAACAAGTACTTTCAAGAATGGTGCCAGATGGTGTATATCTTGATGCTGACGGGTTAGCTGAAGTTGATTTAGGTAACGGAACAAATTATAATCCACAAGAAGCATTGAACATGTATTTCCAAACTGGTTCTGTTATTGGTAGATCTATGACGCAAGATGGTGATTTCAATGGTGGTAAAATACCTATTCAAGAATTACGAGCAGGCGGTGGTAATGCAAAAATAGCAAGCTTGATACAATCTTATAATTATTATTTGCAAATGATGAGAGATGTAACAGGTTTAAATGAAGCAAGAGATGGTAGTACACCAGATAAAAATGCTTTAGTTGGTATACAAAAAATTGCAGCTGCAAATAGTAATACGGCTACAAGACATATATTACAAGGTGGTTTATATTTAACATTGAAAACCGCAGAAGCAGTATCATTAAGAATAGCAGACGTATTAGAATATTCAAATACAAAACAATCATTTATACAATCACTAGGTAAATTTGATATGGCCACATTATCAGAAATAAATAGTTTACATATACATGATTTTGGTATATTCTTAGAATTATCACCTGATATAGAAGAAAAACAATTACTTGAAAATAATATTCAAATGGCTATTTCACAAAAACAAATAGAATTAGAGGATGTTATTGACGTAAGAGAAATCAAAAATCTTAAATTAGCTAATCAATTATTAAAGCTAAGAAGAAAAAAGAAATTTGAAAGAGATAGACAATTGCAAATGCAAAATATTCAAGCGCAATCACAAGCGAATGCTCAATCAGCACAAGCGGCAGCGGCAGCGGATATGCAAAAACAACAAGGTGTTGCTGATAGCAAAGTTAAAATTGCACAAGCACAAACACAGTTTGATATTCAAAAATTAGAAAGAGAAGCCGCAATTAAGAAAGAATTGATGGAATTTGAATTTCAATTGAATATGCAGCTTAAAGAAGCTGAAGCAGATGTAATTAAAAATAAAGAGAAGTATAAAGAAGATCGCAAAGATGAGCGAACAAAAATACAAGCTACTCAACAGAGTGAGCTTATAGACCAGAGAAAATCTGGTACGCCACCAAAAGATTTTGAATCTGCTGGATTTGATAACTTAGGTGGGTTTGGTTTAGAGCAATTTGAACCAAGATAAATTTTTTAATAATTATATAATATTTTATTATGGCAGAAGAAATTAAAGTACAAGCTGTAGAAGCGGATGAACCCAAATCTATAGCCCAAGAAGAACAAGAGGTGTTAGAAAAAGCCGGCGTTACCGTAGAAGATGACGGTATGTACAAGATTGATCTAACAAAGTTTAACGAAAATCCACAAGAAGATGCCGTTCAAGAACAAGAAACAGAAGATAGCGTGTCTAGCGGAAGCAGCGAGGTTGAAGAAACTGGGCAAGAAGCCGAAGTGGGACTGCAAGAAGTACGAGAAGAAGAAATCCCGATAATAGAGGAGGTTACAGATGAAGCAGATACAGTTAACGATACAGGAGTGGAAGGAAGCGATGAAGCTGCCGAGCCCGCACCGAAACAAGAAGAAATACTACAGGAAGAAAAAGCACAAGAACCAGAAATAAACTTGCCTGAAAATATACAGGAATTAGTTAAATTTATGGAAGAAACTGGCGGAACTATAGATGATTACGCTAGATTAAATGCAGATTATTCTAATGTAGATGATGATACTCTATTAGTTGAGTATTATAAACAAACTAAGCCGCATCTTTCATACGAAGAAATTCAATTTTTAATGGAAGATAAATTTTCAGTAGATGAGGATTTAGACGATGAAAGAAACGTGCGTAGAAAAAAATTAGCTCTAAAGGAGGAGGTTGCAAATGCTAAAAACTTTTTGACAGGGTTGAAGGATAAGTATTACAAAGAAGTCAAGTTGGGTTCTAAGTTACTACCGGAACAGCAAAAAGCTATAGAATTTTTCAGCCGCTATAATGAGGAGCAAAAATCAGCTAGTGAATTATTGGCGAAGCAAACATCGCATTTTAAAAATGAAACTGACAAAGTATTTAACAATGAATTTAAAGGTTTTAACTTCAATGTTGGAGACAAAAAATATCGTTTCAATATTAAAGATGTTAATAAGGCGAAAGAAAATAGTAATTTATCAAATGTTTTTGATAAATATGTTGACAAAAATCAAATGATGGTTAACGCTAAAGACTTTCACAAATCCTTGTTTGCCGCTTCAAATCCAGATGCTTTAGCAAAACATTTTTATGAGCAAGGTAAATCCGATGCAATAAAAGAAATGTCGGCAAGCGCTAAGAATATTAATATGGACCCAAGAAAAACATCTGACGGTTATGTTGATACTGGTGGTGTTAAAGTTAAAGCAATTAGTGGAGATAATAGTTCAGGGTTGAAATTGAAACTTAAAAACTATTAATTAAACTTAAAAATTATTTAAAATGGCAGATGCAAGTTTTTCGTTGCCTAGTGAATTTACCCCTTATGCGAGTAAAGTTGCTACAACGAGTAATTATTTAAATTTCCACGGTAGTGGTGGGGCTAACTGGTCTCAGCAGTATTTACCAGAGTTATATGCTCAGGAAGTGGAAAGATACGGGAATAGAAGTGTTTCTTCTTTCCTAAGAATGGTAGGTGCTGAAATGCCTATGGCTTCAGATCAAGTAGTTTGGTCAGAGCAGGGTAGATTACACTTAGCTTATGAAGGAGCTTCAGTTACTAATGCAGGAGTTATTACAATTGCAAGTAGCGGAACTCACGCAGTAAGAGTTGGACAAACTATTGTTTTATCTGATAATCAAGCTGCACCAACAATTATTAAATGTTATGTTTCAGCAGTAGCTGCAGACAACACTACTTTAACTGTAATTCCTTATTCAGGAGGTGCAACAGTAGGTGCTGTTTCTGGTTTTGATACTGCAGCTGACAATGGTTCTAATACATGTTCATTCTTCGTTTATGGGTCTGAATTTGTAAAAGGAGACGCTGCTATGGTAGGTGCTGTTACTCCAGAATTCCAATCATTTACTAACAAACCAATTATTTTAAAAGATAAATTTGAAATCTTTGGTTCTGATACTGCTCAAATTGGTTGGGTAGAAGTAAGTGGTGAAGCTGGACAAGCAGGTTACTTATGGTATCTAAAAGCTGAAGGTGACACAAGAGTAAGATTCGAAGATTATTTAGAAATGGCTATGGTTGAAGCAGAGAAATCTGTATCAGCTGGTGGTACTGATTCAATCTTAGGAGCTAACTCAGGAACTGAAGGTTTATTTAAAGCTGTTGAGTCTAGAGGTATTGTTGCTACAAATGCATTTGATGCTGTAAATGACGTTATTTCTGACTTTGACTTAATCTTAAAGGAATTAGATAAGCAAGGATCTATTGAAGAAAATATGTTATTCTTAAATAGAGACGCTAACTTAAAAATGGATGACGCTCTAGCTAATATTTCTGCTGGATCTGCAGGTGGTACTGCTTTTGGTGTTTTTGAAAACTCAGAAGATATGGCCCTTAACCTTGGATTTAGAGGATTTAGAAGAGGATCATACGATTTCTATAAGACTGACTGGAAATATTTAAATAACAAATCTACAAGAGGATTATTCTCGGACATCAAAGGTATTATGGTGCCAGCTGGAACATCGTCTGTTTATGACCAAATTATGGGTAAAAACATTAGAAGACCTTTCTTACACGTAAGATATAGAGCTTCTGAGGCGGATGACAGAAGAATGAAATCTTGGATTACAGGTTCAGTAGGTGGAGCTGCTACAACAGGTGATGATAAAATGGAAGTACATTATTTATCAGAAAGATGTTTAGTAACTCAAGCTGCTAATAACTTTGTGTTATTTAAGTAACATTTATTAAAGGTAACGGGTGCTTCGGCACCCAGTGCCTTTTGTTTAATTTTTATTATATTATATCATGACAAAAAAGAAAATAGCAGAGGTGGCTGTTGAAGAACCAGTAGTGGTTGCTCCACCAAAAAAAGAAATAAAACCTAAATGGGAATATAAAGATAGACAATATTATTTATTAGGAGATAATTCACCAATAGTATATATTCTTAAATCAAGAAACATTATGTGGTTTGATAAAGAATTAGGTTATGAAAGAGAAATAAAGCATACAGCAAACCAAAAAACACCTTTTGTAGATGAATTTAAAGGTGAAGCAAGACTCGAACATATTATATTTAGAGATGGCGTGTTGTTTGTGCCTAAAGAAAAAGTTGTATTACAACAAATATTATCATTATATCACCCACATTTAAATCATACATATGCTGAAACAAATGAAGAAGCAGCGGCTGAGAATGATTTAAATTATATGGAACTAGAATTTGACGCTATTCAAGCAGCTATGGCAATGGATATTGATCATGCTGAAGCAATAGTTAGAACAGATGCTGGTTCTAAGGTATCTAAAATGAGCTCTAAAGAAATTAAAAGAGATTTATTTATAATGGCTAGGACTAATCCAGAATTATTCTTAGAATTAGCAAATGATGAAAATATTAATATTAGAAATATAGGTATTAAAGCCGTAGAAAGAGGCATAATAGTATTATCTAGTGATAATAGAACTTTTAAATGGGCTAAAAATGATAGAAAACTATTAACAGTACCGTTTGATGAAAACCCATACTCAGCATTGGCTGCATGGTTTAGAACAGACGAAGGTATTGAAGTTTTCCAAGTAGTAGAGAAAAAACTTAAATAAGTTGTTTATAGTGGTTAGGCCGCTATATGCGGCTTAATCATTATATAAAAAAAATATTATGGCAATATCAGTTGATAACGTATATAAAACAGTATTATCAATATTAAATAAAGAAGGAAGAGGTTATATTACGCCTGAAGAATTTAATAAAATTGGGTCACAAGTTCAGCTTGATATACTAGATCAAAATTTTCATGATTACAATCGTGCAGTTGTAAAACATACAAGAGGTGCGGGTGTTAATGGATATGGAAATATACCTGAAAGAATAGAACAAAAAATTGACCCTTTTTATGCATTTGCTGATATTACATTAAGTAGTGGCGTTGGTACTTTACCAACTGACCTATATAGAACAATATCAATTAGTATATCTAATAAAACATTAGAGTTAGAAAAAGTTGATAAAAAAACATTATCTTACCTATTATCTTCCCCTTTAACAAAACCAACAACATCATTTCCTGTATATTATCAGAGAGCAACAGATATTATTGTTGAACCCGCCTTAACTGACGGAAGTTGGACATTAGGTAATTTAAAACTTGAATATATTAAAACTCCAGCAGATGTTGTATGGGCATACACATCATCTGGTATAGGTGTATTAACATATGCAACAGGCACTGGAGCAAGTGTAACACCCTCAACTGGATATGTAGACTTTACATTACACGAATCTGATAGAGTACAATTAGTACTTGGTATATTAAAATATGCTGGTTTAGTAATAGAGGACCCAATGGTTATACAAGGGGCATCACAAGAAGAAGCAAAAAAAATACAATTAGAAAATTAAAATAAATGGGATTTATAACGCAAACACATTATCAATATTATAATAATAGTCAAAAATTTACGGCTACAGCAGGGCAGACGGTGTTTACATTAACATTAGATCCCTTGCCTACAGCTGAGGCTAATTTTATAATATATATAGACAATTTAGAAATTGACGACAACTTATACACATATAATGCAGGAAATGGACAAATTACTTTTTCATCTGGAAGAACAGCTGGTGAAGTTTTAATTGTTGAATTAGTCACACAAAGAACAGGTAATTACAGATATATATCTTTGCAAAATATAGTTAATAATTATATGATGGGCTATGTTGGAGATGGTAAATTAATACCAACAGCAAAAAGAACAGATGTATTATTTCATGCTAAAAGAGGTATACAAGAATTTAGTTATGATGTAACTAGAGTTGAAAAAATACAAGAAGTAGAAATAAACAGCAGCTTATCAGTACCTATGCCGCAAGACTATGTTAACTACGTGCAATTATCTATTGTTGATGATGGTGGTATTGAACATATAATACACCCAGCAAGATATACATCAGTTCCATCACAATCTATATTACAAACTGCAACTGGTGAATATTTATATGATGATGACGATAGTTTACTAACTGCACATAAATCTGTTACACAAGATAGATTTTCAAAGCTTGACGTAAATGATTTAACTGGTGCTTATTCAAATGAAGATATTGAGTATGATTCTTCAAGAGCTGGCGAAAGAATTGCTGAATTTGGTAAACGATATGGTTTAGACCCCCAGTTTGCGCAAAAAAATGGTGTATTTGCGATAGATGAACTTAAAGGTAAATTTACATTTAGCAGTAATTTAGTAAATAAAATAATTACTATAAAATATATATCAGATGGTATGGGCACAGATGCTGAAATGCAGGTACATAAACTAGCTGAAGATGCAATATACAAATATATAACTTATGCAATAGCTAGTGGAAGACAAGCTTTCCCAGAATATATTATAAACAGATTTAGAAAAGAAAGAAGAGCGGCAATGAGAAATGCAAAGCTTAGATTATCAAATATAAAATTAGGTGAGCTTACACAAGTAATGAGAGGTAAATCTAAAAGAATAAAATAAATATGCCAGAAATTAAGAATAACTTTATTCAAGGTAAAATGAACAAAGACCTTGATGATAGATTATTGCCTAACGGTCAGTATAGAGATGGTTTTAACATTAGAATTTCTAAATCAGAAAATTCAGATGTAGGTACTGTGCAAAATATTAAAGGTAATAATTATGCGTCTGGTTCGCCTACATTATCATTACCAAGAACATATCATCCAAATAATTCAACTGGTGGTGGTGATCCTTTACTAGATACTATAGGTTATTATGCGGATTCATTAGAAGGATATATATTTTGGTTTGTTACTTCTTTTGCAGGTTCAACAAGTGATGATATATTAAATACAACATATGCAACACCGGTAAGTGTTGCTGGCAGCGATGTAAATCACGATGATGATAGCGCCCCTAATACAACTATTACAATATCTAATGCAACAAAATATGGTGCCATTTTACCAGGAATGAAGGTAACAGGTACTGGTGTAGTATCAGATACTTTTGTACAAGCAGTAAGTATTTCAGGTAATACTGCTACGGTTCATTTAAATAAAATACAAAGTGGACAAACAGTTCTTGATGGAGTAGCCCTTACATTTACACATACATGTAGAATATATTACATGAACACTAAGACTAATGTACAACCTACAATATTAATTGATAATCCTAAGCTTAATTTTTCTAAAAATCATCATATACATCATGTTAATTTAATTAATAATTTATTATTTTGGACAGATAATTATAATCAACCAAGAAGAATAAATATTGATTTAGCTATAGCAGGGGCTACATATATAAATAATGAATTTTTTGAAGATAAAATTAGTGTAGCTCAATATATGCCATATTCAGCACCTAAAGTAAAAATGGAAAATATTACAGGGTCCGTTATATTAGGTAATACTGCACTATCAGTAGTAACAACAAATAGAACAGGCCTTACAAATGGTACTCATTCTGTTACTGTAGGAGAAGATAGTGTTGTAACTAGCGGTGCAGGTGAAGATTTATCGCTTGATATTACTGTTAGCGGACAAACTGTTACTGGAGTTAAAGTTACATCAGAAGGAACAGGATTTGTTGCTGGTGATACTATAACTTTACCGACTTCACTTGATTGGATTCCTATTGGATTAAACAGCGGTAGTGTTATTTTAACATTAAGAGGTTCTGAATTAGTTGAAAATAGCAGACATATACAAGATAAATTTGTAAAATTTGGCTATAGATTTCAATATGAAAATAATGAATATTCAATAATTTCACCATTTACTCAAACGTGTTTTATGCCTGGAAAAGGCAAGGTAATGAATAAGGGTTCTTATTTAGATGGCCAAGCAGGCATGTTGTCAGTAACAGATGCTACAGACGCTTTTAAAAACACAACAGTTGAATCAATGCAAAATGCTGTAAATAGAGTGCATTTATTTATTGATTTACCTACAGAAACTACTATTAATAGCATAGCTGCCGCGGATGCCGGTCCATCAGTAGTAACACCTAACTCTCATTTAAAAGGACTTTCAAATACAATACATGGTGTACATCAAGATGATGCGACTAATAATCCTATTGCAAATGGAGATAAATTATTAACACAAAGAGGTGATGAATATATAGTTAATTCTTTTACTTCGGCTAACCCAAATTCAACACTAGTAACAACTAAAAGAATTAAACCATCTATTGTAGCTGGCGAAAGATTATACTTTTTTGATGCCCCTGCTGCATATACAAATCCTTTAAATATTAAGAAAATAGAAATAGTATATGTTGAATCCAACAGTTTAGCTGTAAAAGTTGTAGAAACAATTAGTTTAAATAATACAACATCATATTCACATAGAGTTGAACCTATAACATCTACAAAGGGTAGATTAATATATGGTTATTCATATATATATGATTCTGCAAAACCTATTAAAACATTACCTTCAAAAGAAATTACAAGAGTAATGGATTCTGTGCCAATAAAAGCAAATGCACAAGAAATGTCAGGTAACAGAATAATATATGGTAATTTTAAACAAAATAGACCATTATCACAAGCAATTACACCAAATTCATTTAGTGTAGATAGTGGTAATCAATCAAATATAAATAATTCATATTTATTATCTTCTGTAAAATCTGTTAGAGAATATTCTGTAGGATTAGTTTTATCAGATAGATACGGAAGACAATCTACAGTATTTTTACCAAGCGTATCAACAACATTTGTAAGACCACAAGATACTAATTCTTCAGGTACACCAGGAGTTAGCCCAGGAGGAACTTGGAGTTTAGACGATATTTGGACGCATGCAGTATTAAAATTACAATTTTCAAGTACAATACAAGACGTTTATAATCACGAAACAAATCCTTTAGGGTGGTATTCATATAAAGTTGTTGTTAAACAACCAGAACAAGAATATTATAATGTTTATGCTCCAAATTTAATTGATAACATACCATCTTCTAACCCTAAATCATGGCTAGTATTATATGGTGATAATATAAATAAAGTTCCTAGAGATGTTACTGATGTAAATATTGAAACCGGTTTAGCTGGCTCTAACGTTGAGCTATTACCTAAAATGCAATTTACAGGAAGCGCATATACTCATAATCCTAATAATGATTATATAGATGTAATTTCAATTGGAAAAGCAAGTGAACATAATGCTACAGTAAGTAATTTTACAAGCGCAACAGGTGATCAATTAATACCTGATCTTTATAAATCTATAACAGACCCTTTAGTCGCAGAATTACCAGATGGGTTAGGATTTAACTATTCTGGAGGAGCGGCGGCTTTTGGACAACTTGTTACATTAGAAACAAAACCAGTTACATCTGCTTTAGATATATATTTTGAATCATCAACTGCAGGTTTAATATCTGATTTAAATGAATCTATATTGGGAGCTACAGGCGCATTACCTAGCCAAATAAATATAACATCAGCTACATTTACAGAATTTCAAGGTTCCGGTACAACTATAGGCTCGCTTTCAGCAAATGATTCAGCGGGGAATCAATTAAGTAATGAAACTTATGCATTAGTACAGGTTTTTGATGGTGGCGGTAATAATAGAACTAGTGAATTTGTAATTACAGGTTCTAATTTAAAAACAGCAACAACATTTACGCATACAAATAGACCATCAGATGATTTTACAGTTACAATACAAGTTACTGATAATTCAGGTAATACATTTAATGAAAATATATCTATAGAACTATTAAATGTAGCTCCAACAATAATGGATGGTACTGGCAGTATGAATCTTGGCGCAAGTACACCAAGTGGTACACAAGTAAGAACAATTGTTGCCGTTAATGGTAGTGCTAATAGCGGAAGTAATAATAGTGGGTTATCTTTTTCAATTACTGGTGGGACAGGAACTAATAAATTTTCAATAAATTCTTTTACAGGTGTTATAAGCACAACTGCTTCATTAGGCAGCACTGGAACTAGTTATTCATTACAAATTACAGTAGAAGATTCAGGTGGATTACAAGATGTAGAAACTTTAAACATTACACTTGTAACAGCAACAAGAACTTCTTTTTATAGATCATTTCTTGGAAGGAGTACTGCATCTGCAGCATGTCAAGAATCTACATCATCACAAGTTTATCATGATGGAAGTGGTATATTACCAGCTAATGGTGATAAAGTATATACAAGTGCAACTGGAACAACTGTTTTTAATTCACAAACATTATATCATTCTATGACGCAAGACCCCGCTGGTATAGGAGGACAAAAATCAAGATTTAGAACAAATGCATTAGGGGTCGTCAGTGATGTTAGCACATGCTAACTTATTAATAAAACATGTAATAATAATATTATGCCTAATTACGCTTTAGAAGTACAATTTTTTAACACATTTATTCTTAGACCAGAAGCAAGCAATAGAGTTTATATTGAAGAATCAAGAATAAAAGGCGGATATAATGAAGATTTCGTTAATATTGGACCAAAAGCACACTTAGTTGATGAAAATTATTCAGAGACTAGGCGTGATAATGCATTAATATACTCTGGCGTATATAACTCAAGAACAGATGTAAATAAAACAAATGTGTTTAATGCAGCTGAAAATATAACAAGATCAGTAGATCCTGCAAATGGAAGTATAACAAAATTGCATGCAGAAGATACTAATTTAAATATATTACAAGAAGATAAAGTAAGTTATGCTTTAATTGATAAAGATGCTTTATTTACAGCAGAAGGAGGCCAATTAACGGCTTCAGGAGCAAAAGTTATAGGCCAAGTAGTACCTTATTTAGGTAAATATGGATGTCAAAATCCTGAAAGTTTTGCAATAAAAGGTGCGCGTAAATATTTTGCAGATAAATCAAGAGGTGCAATATTAAGATTATCAAGAGATGGTATTACAGAAATATCAGCAGCAGGGATGCGTGATTATTTTAAAGATAATCTAAAATTAGCTGATAAAGTTGTAGGAGGATATGACGATAGTGCTGATGAATATGTAGTTTCTTTACAAGGAAGCAATATATCATCTACATATGATACATTAACATATGATGAAACTGTAAAAGGCTGGGTTAGTTTTTATAATTATAAGCCAGATTTTATGTTTAGCTTAAATAAAGAATTTTATAGCTTATATCATAATAATGTATGGGAACACTATTCTAATAATCATTATAATACATTTTATAAAGAAACTGTTAGTGCTACGGTAACTTTTATTGCAAATGGAAATCCTAGCGATGTTAAAAACTTTACAGCAATAAACTATGAAGGCTCACCTGGCTGGGAAATGGTAGGATCAAATACAGATTATGGCTCATATGCTACAACAGTATTACCTTCAACAAATACAATTTCAGGTGATATAGTTTCAAGATTTACAGATAAAGAAGGAAAATACTATTCACAATTAATGAATACAGGTGCTGGTGGACTAGGAATGATAGCGGGTGTTGGTATATCTGGTATAAAAGGTACTACCGCTAATGTAACTATGAAACATTCATCTACAAGTGAAGTTGAATTATTTACAGTTTCACATAATATTACAATATCAAGTTAAATGAAATTAAATATACGCAGACTCGAAGAGTCAGACTATGAAACATTAGTTAAATGGTGGAATTGGTGGCCAGGCTGGGAAGCCCCACCTAAAACACTTTTACCAGACACTGGTTTTATAGTAGAAAAAAACAATGTTGGTATAGTTTCGGCTTATGTTTATATGACGAATTCTAAGACCGCTATTTTTGATTGGGTAGTATCTAACCCAGAGTACAGAGAAAGTGACAGAAAAGACGCGATAAGGCTGTTAATTCAAGCCACAGAGACCGTTTTAAAGGATCAAGGAATCAAACATATATTTTCTTTTGTACGTCACAAAAATTTATTAAAAATACACGAAGATTTAGGATGGGATGTTGATAAAAAACCATCACACGAAATAATTAAAAATTTATAGCATGGCAGTATTTAGCGCAATAGCAGCCCGAAAGGCTAGAAAACAGCAACTTGCTGCAAAAGATGATTTAAATGCAGCTTTAGCAAGTAGACAGCAAATTATAAACCCATATCAAAACGTATCAGATTTATCAGGCATGTTAAGTAATCCATTTGCAAATCTACAAGTAGCAACTGGTGCGGCGGAAATGCAAGCAGAACAAGCGGATATGTCTTTAGCTAATACATTAGATACCATTAGAAGCACAGGCGCTGGTGCAGGTGGTGCAACCGCATTAGCACAAGCAGCTTTGGCAAGCAAACAAGGTGTTGCAGCTACAATTGAACAACAAGAGGCGCAAAACGCAAGATTAAGAGCACAAGGCGAACAACAATTACAACAATTACAATTACAACAAGCGCAAAGAGTTCAAGATGCAGATGTAATGGGTAGGTCGTTTATGTTCCAAGCACGAGAAGGAAGAGAAGTTGCAGATATAGCTAGATTAGCAGGATTACAACAACAATTTGGACAACAAAGAATGGATGCGTTAGGAGCAATGGGATCTAATATTTCGGCCGCGGCTGGACAAATAGGCTCTGCAATGATTGGAGCGGGGGGGTAGAGGCACGTCAATCGGTAAGTCCAGTTAGTACACTTACGCCAAGCGGCGTTACAGGATTATAATAAATAATAAAAATATGAGTTTACCAAAAGTTAGTTACGGAACATATAATTACGGGCAATATGCAAACCCAACACCTATAAAATATAAAGGTGGATTAGGAGAGGGTTTAGCTGGTGCAACCGTTCAAATAGGTTCAGCACTTCAAATTAAAAAACAAAAAGAAAAACAAAAATTAGACGCGGCAAATACTACATCTGCGATAGCTGAACAAAAATATCAAGCAGCATTAAATGAAAATATAGGTAAAGCCAGGCTACATAACCAAAAATGGATTATAGAACAGAAAGAAGGATATGGTAATGCTGTTAGAGATTATAAGTTAGGCGCTATAGATAGAGATACATATCTTGAAAAAATGAATTATTATAATACATTATTAGCTAATTTAGGTACTTTTAATGAGCAAGTGTCAACTATTTCTAAAATGAATGATGGGCAGGATATTGATTTATCATTATTAAGAAATAATCCTCAAGCATATGCAGCAGAAATACAAAGAAGATCACTAAGAGATGGTAATGTATTTTTAGGTACTGATAAAAACGGACAAGTAACTTTAAATGTAGGGACATGGTCCGAAAATATAGGTAAAGAAGATGCAAGAATTAATGTTACTTTACAAGGTGTTATTGGCGACCCTAGATTTTACACACCAGAGCTTTCATATAATCAAGCTTTAAATAAAAACTTTACAACAGAAGTTTTAAGATTAAAAGAATTATCACAAGGTAAAGGATTACATACTGCTATTGTTGAAGATGGTAGAGACATAGTAAAATTTGATTCTACCAAACAAAATGAAATAGTAAATTTTGTTACAAAAAATGCAAGATTAGACGGAGTATTGTCTGGAAATGATAGAAGAAAATATTTTGAAGATAATATGGGTAATGGATTGGGTTCATGGAAAAATACAGATGAGCAAAATAATTTAGTTAATCAAGCATTAGCAACCAGCATGACTCAAGATCTAATGTTGCAAACAATAAGTAATACTAAACATTATGATCCTAAAGAAGCAAACGAAACTCGCTCCGCAGAAATTAGAAGATTAGCACTTGCAAATGCAGAAAAATATAAATCAGGGGCTAAAGCTTTATCGGCATTTATTGCTAAAAATATAACTGAAAAAGATGGTACTAAATTTATGACTACTCAACAAATGCAGTTAACAATGCAAGAGGCATTAAAAGCCGGTTTAATTTTTAGTCCAATTGGAGACCCAGAAACAGGTAAATATATAGGCTTTAATGTTGTTCCTCAAAATAAACTATTTAATCCTGGTGCTGCACCTTTAATACTGGATGGTTATGATCAAGGTTTTGCAGAAATAACTTTCCAAAATCAAGCGGGTCGTGTAGTTGGTGGTGATCCATTAACAAATGATTTAAACCCTGGATAATAAAAAAACGTTAATTGAAAAATTAAATAATTATGTACGAAATAAACGGTAGAATTTATACTTTACAACAGCTTGAACAAGCTGCAGAAAATTATGGAATGGATTTTGATTCTTATTTTGCAAGAATGCAAGAAAAGGGTTTAAAAGAAGCTGAAAATTTTCAACTAGGCCCTGCAGGTGCGGAGACAAATGTAGGGTCAAAAAACGATACGGTCTCCAAATCGGAAAATTCTTTTTCGGGATTACTAGATAGTATATATGAATCTAATATAGGACAAAATTATATTGCACCTATACTTAAAGGTGTAGCGGCAAGTCCCGGGTCACCTGTAATAGGTATTGCGGGTCAATTTGCTAGTGAAAATATAGCTAAACCAGTTCTTGAAGAAGTTGGCGAAGGTTTTGTTGGTGTTTACGATGCAGTTACACAACCGGATGAAACCAGTTTAGATGAAGAGAATATTGGCATGGGGTATGCTGTTGGAAGAGGGTTAACAGAAGATCCAAAAGGATTTTTTCTTAATGCTCTAGAAGCATTTCCTAAATTTGCAGATACCTCAATAGAAATGACCATAGACAATGCTAAAGATTTAGAAGAAACAGCAGGTATTTACGCTTTATCATGGGCATTACAATTTGCAACAGGAAAAGATAAACTATCCGGGCAAGAAAAAAAAGGATTACAAAAAATAGTACAGGCAGGAATAGAAGCAAAAGACGCAGCATTCGATACTGGTATTGGAAAATTCTTTGAACTTTTATTACCTAAACCTGTTCAACTTTTACAAACTTCACGAAAAGAAATAGATAACACTAGAGATTTTCTTCAAAAATATATATCTCAACACGAAACTACTATAACAGAAGAAATAGCAAAAGGATTTGACGCTGATTGGGCAACAATCGGAGGTAGAATATTCGCAGACGGTTTTGGAAGCTTGCCATATACTTTAGCGTCAATGAATCCTTATACTGCATTAGCAATGGGTGTTGGTTTAGCAGGTGATAAATTCATACAAGAATTTAACGAAGATCCAGATAAAAGTTTATTTAGATTAGGTATAAATGCGGCAGGCACTGGCGCTATTGAAATAGCTGATGCATATCTTACTAGAAGATTTTTACGAAGCGCCAATGTATTAAAAGGAGGTGGTAAGCAAGCAGAAAAAGCAGTAAAGGAAATGCAAAAAGGCTTTAAAGAAAAACTTTTAGATGTAATTGGTGTAGGTTTTAAAGAAGGTGGTACTGAAATAGCGCAAGCAGTTGCAACTAGAATTAATGATAGAATTACATTTGATGCAAAAATAGAAAATGGTAAAATTACTTTTGGTAAAGGAAGTATATTTGGCGAAGTTGATGAGAACGGAAATGTAATTAAAGGTTCTATAATGAAAGATGTGTATAGCATAGTTGATGAAGGTATTATAGGGTTTTTTACAGGAGCAAAAATTACTGGTTATAGTAAAGCTGTTACAGGTAATCAAATATTAAAAGAAAGAGCTGAAATGCTTCTTATGCCAGCTTCTATTCGAAAAGAACTAAGCGGTTTATATAAAAAACTTATAGAAAGAGAAGTAAAAATAAAAGAATTACAAGATAAAGGGGCTGATCCTAAAGTAATTGGTGGTTTAAAATCACAACAAAAAAGACTTGGAAAAAAAATAAATGCATTAAAAAGTAAAAGTAGATTAGTTCTTGATAATCTTTCGGGAACAGATTTACAAAAATATGCAGCAAATGTAGATACCGTTAATTCACTTAATGAAAATAAAGATGATAAATTTATTGCTAAAGAAATAGATGTATTGTTAAAAGAAAATGATGCAATGTTTGATAAAGCATTAAAAGAAAATTACGGCGAAGACATGACATTTGCTGAAATTGCAGCCACACAGGTAGGGTTAAATATTACTAAAGCAAAAAATGAAAGCGACTTTAAAAAGAAAGTTAAAAATTTAACTGGCAAAACAATTAAAGATGCAAGCGGCATGAATGGTGTTTTCATCGGTAATGGTAAAGTAATTATTAATGAAAAAGTTGCATTAAAACAGGGGGCTGTTGGTGTAGGTAGTCATGAAATATTACACCCTATATTAAATGCAATGATTGGTGATGCTAAAGCCCAGCAAACTATAGTTGAAGATTTTAAAGATACTTTAACTAGAAGACAAAGAAGATGGACAGATAAAGAAATGACCAGGCAGGGTAAGAAAGAGGGTACGTCAGAATATTATACAGAATATATAAATGTATTTTCTGAAGGTATTAGAAAAAATAGAATAGGATTTGATTTAAATTTTGGCGAGCAAATAAAAGAATGGGTTACAAAATTATTTGTTGGTAAAGGATTTAATAATATTGATTTTAGAAGCGGTAGAGGTGTATATAACTTTATGAAGGCTTATGCACAGAGTATGAAAGATGGTAAACTTAATGAGCAAGTATTAGGCGCTTTAGATATAAAAGCTGTTAAAGAAGCAAAAGCAATAGGTGATAATATACAAAAATCTGAAATATCAAATGAGATACAAGAAATATATGATAATAAAGGATTTGATGGTGCTTTTGAAATAATAGAAAAATATGAGGGTATGGCTAATAAACATGCTCAAAGATTTAGAGATGTACCTGGATTTGCTACAAATTCTGATATATTAGTTGATGAAATATTAACAGGTAGAAGAGGTGTTATAGATTTAATTAGAGATTATAATCCTAATTCAGGTGTTCCTTTAGCTGCGTATATAAATAAATTTTTACCTTCAAGAGTTATAGAAGTAGCAAATAGAGTTTTAGATTCTAATTTTAAAACAGATATTACAGAAGAAAGAGGTATAGCCCAAACAACTGAAGAAGTACAAGAAGATACACAAAGACCAAGCTTAAGATTATCATTAAATTTAACGCAAGATGTTGTTGATAAAGTTGTAGATGCTGTTGTTAAAAGTTTTGGTACAAAATTACCTGCAGTTACTTCAAAAGAATTTAAGAAAAAATTAATAGCAAACTATAAAACATTTTTAAAACCTACCATGGCAAACATGATGGGTACTCAACAAAAATTTGAAAGTTTTCTTAATGATAATTTTAAATTAATATATGAAATATTACCTCAATCAATTATTAATAAAAGATTTAAACCTTTTGCGGAACCAGTTTTAGATGAAAATGGTAAACAGTTAAGAGAAAGAACTGCACAAGGTAATGCAATATTCAGAAAAAAAGATATAACTAAAAAAGAATTTGTTGAATACTTTATAGGTGAAAATGTTGGTAAATCAACTAGAGGCGCAAGAAAAACCGCGTTAGCGGAAGCATTGGCGCAAGAAGTTGCATTTGATGCAACATTAGATGTATTAAGAGACCCTAAAGTATTTGAAAAAATTAAACAAATAGGTCAAACACAAGAAATAGATATAGCTGATAATTATTTATCACAAGTTGCGGCTAAAATAGAAAGAGGAGTTGATTTTCAATTTAGTGAAGAAGCTAATAACGCAGAAGCATTATATGAAATACGTGAAGCTATATTGGATGGAACAATACAACAGAAGTTTCCACATGTATACAAACAAATTGTAACCGAAGCTAGAAAACAAGGATTAAAAATACCTAGAGCATTCAAAGGGGTTACATTTGAAACTTATCAAGTTAAAGTTATTAATGATAAACAATCAGTAACATTAACAGCTTTTGGTGATGGAAAAATGGGTCCAACTGGTACAGATATAACATTAAGAATAAATAAAGATGGTAAAAAAGCTAATGTTGGTGTAGAGGTAAAACTAAATGGATCAGATCAATATGGAAGTGGTAGTGTAAAATTTGATAAAAATGGAATTGCAACAACTACAACAGTAGAATTAACTGAAATTTTGCCAGAAATTATGTCTAATATTGATGTGTATTATCAAATGCATGAAATGGCAAAAGAATTGCAAAATGATCCAAATTTAGAATTTAAATTTCCACAAACAAATTATACTAATGAAACGTGGCAAATACTTAAAAGAAAATTTCCTGCTAAATTACGTAATCAAAGAATATTGTTAAAAGACGGCGTTCAAAAAATTATTGATCATTATAATAATAAAGGTGTTTATTATATATACATAGGAGGGAAAGGAATGTATTATATGGGCAGTAACCCTAATAATTTAAATGTACCCGCGTTTGATGGGCAGGCTGGTGTTTATGTTTCTGTAAGATCTAGTGGAAGAAATAAAACAACTGGTAATCCTAATCTTGTATTTAGAGGTAGCAATTTTTTAGTTAATAAAGGAAAAGATTTAGCAGATGCAACACTTTTTTCATCCCCTAAATTTGAAGAAAAAGTTATTACAAATAAATTTCAGGCTTCTTCTGAAACACTTAATACAGAATTTAATGATATTATAGAGCAAACAACAGGTGTTGGAGCACAAAAAACATTTAGTGATGTAAAAGGAAGACGAAGAGGTAAAAGAGTAACTGGAGGTATATTTAATGCAATAATACCATATAGTGCTGAAGATTTCAAAGGATTAATGTATGCATTAATACCTAAAGGAAAACAAGGAGATAGGGCTTTAGAGTGGATAAATCATAATTTAATGAAACCATTTGCAGCAGCGGAAGAAAACATTGATAGAGAAAGAGCATTAGTTACAGCTCGATGGAAAAACTTAAAGAAAGAACTTAAAGGCGTAGCAACTAAGTTATTGAAAAAAGAAACACCTGATGGTGATTATACATTTGAGCATGCAGTAAGAGTATATATATGGGATAAACAAGGTATGGATATTCCAGGTCTTACTGAAACTGATAAAAAAATGCTTGTAAACTATGTATTAAATAATAGTGAATTACGTGAGTTTGCGGATAAAGTAATAAATGTAGTTGGAGTTGCAGGTTATGGAAAACCAAGAGCTGGTTGGGACGTAAGCAATATAAGTGGAGATATATATGCAAATCTTAGAACTGGTGTTAGAGAATATCATTTAAAAAGATGGAAAGAAAATAGAGATGCAATATTTTCTAAAGAAAACATGAATAAACTAAGATCTATATATGGTGATAGATATATAGAGGCATTAGAAAATATATTGAAAAGAATGGAAACCGGTCGTAATAGAATGACTGGAAACAGACAGGTAGATAATTGGCTAAACTGGTTAAATGCTTCTGTAGGTTCCATAATGTTTATTAATAGACGTTCTTCTGTATTACAGCTTATATCAAATGTTAACTATATAAATTGGTCAGATAATAATCCTTTAAAAGCAGGTGCCGCATTTGCAAATCAACCACAATATTGGAAAGATTTTATGAGAATACTTAATTCTGATTATCTTGTAAATAGAAGGGGTGGTAATAAAATTAATATTAATGAAAATGAAATTGCTGAATTAGCTGAAGCTGGTAAAGGCGGGTTGCAAGGAGCAATATCATGGCTATTAGATAAAGGATTTATTTTAACAAGAATGGCTGATAGTGCTGCAATTGCTTCTGGTGGTGCAGGATTTTTTAGAAATAGAACTAATACATACGTAAAACAAGGTATGTCATTACAAGAAGCTGAAACTAAAGCATTCCAAGATTTTAGAGAATTAACTGAAGAAGCTCAGCAATCGTCAAGAGCAGATAAAATATCTATGGAACAAGCAGGAGGTTTAGGTAGAGTTATATTAGCATTTGCTAATACTCCAATGCAGTATGCTAGATTACAGAAAAGAGCATTACAAGATTTAGTTAATGGTAGAGGTGATTGGAAAACCAATATGTCTAAGGTAGCTTATTATGGATTTGTACAAAACTTTATGTTTAACGCATTACAAAGTGCATTAATTGCTGCTGGATTTGACGATGATTTAGATGACGAAAGACGTAATAAAAAATATAGAGATGTTAGAAAAGGTATGACAGATTCTATATTAAGAGGTTTAGGTGTAAGAGGTGCAGTAATTTCTGGTATTAAAAATGCTGTAATGGAAGCTATTAGAAGAAGCGAATTAAAAGGCAAAAAAGATTATTATAAAGTAGTTAATGAATTATTTGACATTTCACCACCATTTTCTTCAAAAATTAGTAAAGGGTATCAAGTAGCTTATATTGAAGAATTCCAACAAAAATTAATAAAAAAAGAAGGTATAAGTTTAGATAATCCTAGATTAATGTCACTTGCTTTAACATTATCAGCTGGTTTTAATATACCTGCAGATAGAGCTATTAGAACAATAAATGAAGCTAGAGAAGTTGCAGATGCTGATTTAGCAACTTGGCAAAGAATTATGATTTTATTAGGGTGGCCAAAATGGCAAATTGACCCTGAACCGAATAAAAAAGAAAAGAAAAAAAATCCATGGACAAAAAATACATGGGGAAAGAAAACTTGGTAAATAAATAAATTATGGCAAAAGACGCGTGTTACAAAAAAGTAAAGGCAAGATATAAAGTCTTCCCTTCTGCATATGCTAGTGGAGCAATCGCTAAATGTAGAAAAGTAGGAGCAAAAAACTGGGGTAATAAATCTAAAAAATAAATTATGGAAAAAAAATTTAAAGCGCATAAAATGTATTGTAAAGATGGCTCAATTCATAATGCTAAAACTTATAAGGAACACATGGCATTAAAAAAGAAAGGATGCGGACATAAACCTATAAAAGATGGCGGTAAAGAAAACTAAAAAAGGGGCAGCACTTAAACGTTGGTTTAAAGAAAAATGGGTTGATGTACGAACAGGTAAGCCATGCGGTAGACGCAAAGGTGAGAAACGTGGCACGCCTTATTGCAGACCAAGTAAAAGAGTATCTAGTAAAACACCTAAAACTTCTGGTGAAATGTCAGCTTCAGAAAAAGCAAAGAAAATTAGAGAAAAAAAGAGATTAGGGCAGCCAGCGGGTAAACCAAGAAGAGTAAAAAACGTTAAAAGACGCAAATAACAGGTAATTACATATATTATACAAACTTAACATTATGAAACAAATTTTAACTATCTTAGCAATATTAATATCATTTAATATTACTGCGCAAGAAGAAAAGAAAAAAGGTAAATTTTTCAAATCTATTTATGATGAATTATTTAAATATGGTACATTATATGTAGCTGGGGATATTAAAAATCCTAGAGAAAATCCAAAAGATTATTTTGTAAGAACAAACCCTGATGGTAATTTATATACACCACCAGTTGTTGTTGATGGTACAGACTATTACGATTTTGATTATCGTTATGGTTTTGGTATTCGTAAGATAGCAAGGTTTGATTATGAAAGAAAAGCTAAGGATTACTATAATGGTACTGAATCTAACGTAGCCATGACAGCTCCTAATTCATCTATTAAAGGTTTAGAGTATGTATTTCATACGGAAAAAGAAAGGTCCAGAGATGAGATATTTAAAAATCACCGTTATTTTGTAAAACATAGTGGTAAATACCACATGGTTAAGTTAGAAAGTAGAGCGCAAGGTAAAGTTGATTTTAAATATAAGTCAGCTGAAGTTAGAGCTAAATTACCTATTGGTAAAAAGTTTAGCTTATCAGCCGGTGCAATGTATCGTACACATGAAAGAGCTTACGGATATAATCCAATTGAAATTTGGTTAAACGAAACTAATGAACAAGGTTATCCTATAAATTACTGGTATCAATTAGGTTATAACTATGGTTACACCGATCAATGGGTTACTATTAATATTGATGGTGAAGATGTATACGATTATTATTGGTATGATCCAGAAGGAAATACGGTGGCCTATACAGATTTACAGTTCCGTGATACTATATTTGAATCATTAATTAATCGTTATAATAACGAACAATGGGATTTACTAGATCCATTTGGAGTTGTATCTCCTGTTGTTGGATTTGATTTTTATCATTTCAAGTCAAATTTCTGGCTTCACGCTTATGGTTCTTATTTATTACCATATCATAAATATGTTGAAGGTGATGAAGATTTTAGTTATTTAAATAGAAATAACTGGGGATTAGGCGGATTAAGACAAGATTCAGAGCTTGAACAATGGGAAGATTTTCAAGCAGGTATAAATTTTGGTTGGAAATTAAACAGATCAATAGGCGTATTCTTTGAAGGCGAATATACTAAGTTCTGGGATAGTAGAATATATAACGGGTCTGTTGGACTAAATATAACACTTAGATAAAATGGCAAAGCAAATTGGGGAAGATACTAAAGTAACATTAGATTTAAAAACAATAGGATTAATAATTGGCGGGGCTGTTTCAATAGCAACATTATATTTTGCATTACAAGCCGACATAGCTCTTGCTAAAGAATTACCAGCACCTGTAATTGATAGAGTTGAATATGATTTGAAAGATGAATTAATTCGTCAAACAATTATGGACACTCAAGATGATGTAGAAGAAATAAAAGAAACTATTGATAAAATAGATCAAAGACTATACGATATACAAAGCAAACAAAGATAGTATGAAATACTTAAATATAATTTTACTTTTAATTACATTTAATACTTTTGGGCAAGAATTTATTACTGATGATAATTTTGATAGTAAAATAAACGAAAAACAGGCATTTGGTGATGATCAAACATTACCGGTAATAGTTGAATTTTATGCTTCATTTAATGATGCTAATAAGTTTGAGGAGTGGGATAAGTTAGAAAACGTTATATATTATAGAGCAGATATAGGTAAATGCCCAGCGGCAAAGAAAAAATATAAAGTCCGTATGGCACCAACTTTAATTATATTTAAAGAAGGTATAAAAGAAATAGTATTTAAAGCAGGTTTAGATTTAATGTTACCTGCTGATTTAGAAGAAATACAAGAATCCATTAACGAAGTCAATGCGGCTTCCCAATTTTAAATTATGAGTGAAAATAATACTTGTCCTCTTTGCGGCGGTTACTGTGGGCTGTGCTAGCTCACAAGATATAGGAAAAGATAAATATTACCATTTTGCAGCAGGTGCTACAACAGCGGCGGTTGCAAATGAAATGAAATTACCAAAAGTAGCATCCTCTTTTGCAGCGGGATTTGCTAAAGAGACGTATGACTATATAAGAAATAGTAATTTTGATGCTAAAGACTTGGTAGCCACTACTTTAGGTGGCATAGTAGTAAATTATATTATTAAATTAACAAAAAAGAAAAAACATGTGGAAATTAACAAAAAAATACCTGAAGGACGTATGGGTCCTATTATGGAGCAAAACTGAAGTAGACGAAAAAGCAATAGCTACTTTAAAAGAAGTTCAAAAAAGATATAAGCTTACAGCTCAAGAAATAGAAGATGTAGCTGCAGCAATGAAAGAAGTTGCGAATCAAATAGAAGATATACCAGGAGCTTTAAAAGGCAGTGGTCGTAAAGGAAGAAAAACTAAAAAATAATGAATATGTTTAAAGATAAAGAATTAAGAGGATATATAGGTGCTGCTACAGTATTTTTACTTGTAATGGGTTTACTGTTATTTTTAGCGTTTTTTGAAATACCAGATACAAACAACGATATATTTAAAGTAATTGTCGGTATGTTAGTTGGATCATTATCTGTTGTTATTTATACTTTTATTGGTAAAAATCCAGAAGAAGTAGAAGCATTAAAAGCTAGAAACGAAGCTCTTGAAGATAAAGTAAATCAAATGGTTATTGAAAAAGATAAATTAGAAGCTTTATTAAGAGATCTTCAAAACGAAGTTATAGAAAAATTATCTATAACAGGTGGTAAATTTGAATTTAAAAATAATGGAAAAAATAAGTAAACATATAAGCTATAGAGAAGGTGTGTATAGCAATACAGCTGATAGAAAAGGAATTGAAAATATTCCTAATGAAGAACAGTTAGCTAATATGAAAGTAATAGCTGAAAAAGTTTTTGAACCACTACGTAACTTTGTAGGTGGGCCAATAAAAATTAATTCATTCTTTCGCTCAGTAAAATTGAATAGAGCTATTGGTGGGTCTGCAAAATCACAGCATTGTAAAGGACAAGCAATTGATATTGATGATACTTTTGGACATGCTATTAATGCAGTTATGTACCGTTGGATTAAAGAAAATTTAGATTTTGATCAAATGATATGGGAGTTTGGAGATGACAAAAACCCTAATTGGGTTCATGTTAGTTATGTATCGGAAGATAAAAATAGAAATAGATGCTTAAAAGCATATAAAGAAGATGGTAAAACTAAATATATGGAAATATAAAATAAATAAAGGGAAGCAATTAAGCCTCCCTTTTTTTATTATCCATCACAAGCTAAACAATTCTCATCCATAGCTTGCTGAGCAATATCTCCCCTCAGTACAGATTCTGTACGAACATAATACAAAGTTTTAATACCTTTTTTCCACGCTTCTAAATGAACTTTATTAATCCATTTAGGTGTAGCCACAGAAGGAAATGCTAAATTTAAACTAACAGATTGGTCAATATATTGTTGACGTATACCTGCTTGATTAACTAATTCTAGCTGATTAATTTCCTTGAAAGTTTTGAATATTTCTTTGACGGGTATATCGTGACTTCCGTAGGTAATTTTGTCTAATGCTTTGATACCTTGGATTGACCCTCCGTCTTGAAGAATTTTGTTCCATATCTTTTCGTTATCTAATTTGTGTTTTCTTAATATCTTTTTTAATGTAGGATTTTTTCTTATAAAGGTTCCTTTCGCAGACTGCTCAGTAAAAATATTAGCGGCCCAAGGCTCAATACCAGGACTAACGTTACCACTGAGCTTACTATTAGACACAGTAGGAGCAATAGCCCTGAGATGCGTGTTACGCATACCAGTACCACGGCACCATAACGGTTCACCATATGTTTCAGCCAAACCACGACTTGCTCTTTCACTTTCAATTTTAATTTGTGAAAATATTCTACGAGTTTCAAACTGCGCGAGTAAACCTTCAAAAGGAATACCTTTGTTTTGTAAATAGGTATGCCAGCCAAGAACACCAAGTCCAAGAGCTCTACCCTTTTCAGCCGACCTAACAGCGTTTTCAAATCCATATCTATATTTTGCTCTTTGTATAAATTCTTCAAGTACTCCATCCAAGAACCAAACCGCATCATGAATGATATTTGTGTTTTTCCATTCTTCATATTTTGCTAAGTTTAACGATGATAAACAACAAACAAAACTATGTGACTCATCTGTATGTAATGTTATTTCACTACATATATTAGTCATATGTACTTTTAAAGCGTTGTCTTTGTACGCTGTTGGATTTTGTTTGTTAGTGTTTCCTTTAAAAAGTATATAAGGTTCTCCAGTCGCTTTACGTTTTTGTAATAACTTACTCCATTTTTTTCTTGCGACTTTATCGCCTCCTTCAAGTCTTCGCATGAATTTATCGCCGACGACAGCGCATTGATGTAAGTTAAGCGATTGTCTGTTGATGTCTCCTTTAGGTTCTCTAATTTCGAGCCACTCTTCAAAATCATCGTGGTCAATGTTAATATTAACGCTAGCTGCTCCTCTTCTAACGGATCCTTGATTTGTTGCAAGAATAGTTGAATCGTATATTTTACAGAAAGGCACCACTCCGTCGCTTGTTCCATTTCCAGTTATTTTTGCGCCGGCGGGTCTAATCATATTAATTCCGATACCTACTCCACCGCCGTGCTTAGCGAGTAGCATCATCTCTAAATTCTTTTTACCAATATCTTGTATGCTATCAGCAACATCAATTCCAAAACAACTAATAGGTAAACCTCTATCTATACCTGTGTTAGAAAGCACTGGGGAAGCTAAACATAACCAACCTTTCCATATATATTCAAAAAAAGTTTCAGCTAATTCTGGACGATATAAACGCTTAGCAACAGTTGTTGCAACACGCTCATAAGCATCTTTAGGTGACTCACCATTATATAAATAGCCTCCTGTTATTGTTTTTTTATAAACATCTGTATCACCCCAAGCAGGATAATCAACTCCTTTTTTCCAATCTTTATTCCACATATTATTTTAAAAAATGATTAATCCAAGCTGCTAAACCGTTAAGATTTAGAGCCACTAAGTTCCATTGCTTACGTGATGATACTTGTACTATCACGCAAATAAAACCTATTATAAATAATATAGGTTCTAATGTCCATTGACCAGCCATCAAAAAAGCTGCACCCGCATATCCAACACGAGATGCAAACTTTTGATAGCTTGTTAATTTATTTGTATAGACTAGTAGTCTAAGTAGTTTTCTTCTTACCATATATCTTCAAAATCTTCACCTTCATTAGCCTTGCTATAATCAGTTGGCCTAATTGCAAAAAAGTCGGTATGAGTGTGACCACCAGTAAGATGATAAAACCAGTTAAGATTATTTGCACAGCCTTCATCATAAGTAAAAACACCGTTATAACCCAGTTCATTAAGTTTTTCATTTAATCTTTTCTTTATAAAGTGTTTTAAATCTTTTGCTTTAAGATTTTCAATATCGCCCATTTCAAACATCTTATCAATATATTTCATTTCAGCATCGTGCATTAAGCTTGCTGCTTCTATTATATCTTTTTCAGCATCCTTTTTAAGAGTTGGTATTTCTTCACACATATGTCTAAATAATCTACAACCCATTTTACTATGTAGTGATTCATCTCTTACAGACCATTTCATTTGTTGTCCTATTCCTTTGAGTAGATTACGTAATTGAAAAGAATATAAAACAGCGAAAGCACTATATAAACTAACACCCTCTGCGAATGCGGAAAAGATTGCCAAGCTACGACCGATGCCCACAGGATCATTCCCGTTATAACCAACCAAATTATCAAATCGTTCTGCCGTAGCAGGTTCGTGTAAAAACGCTTCAAAGTCTTCAAGGCCCAATGTTTCATTTAAATAACTATAAGCTACAGCGTGTATTGTTTCTTGTGAGCCGAACATCATAGCCATTTGCTGTATCTCATGTTTTGGAAACCATGATACGACTTTTTGTGTCCAATAATCTGACACAGCACATTCAGTTTGTGCAAATCCTAAAAGGATATTGCCAACTAAATGCTTTTCTTCTTTTGTTAATTTTTCATTCCAGTCTTTAACATCACCTGACATAGGTATTTCTGTATGTAACCAAAAAGCCTGAGCTTGTTTTAACCAGCCTTCTGTGTAATACTCAGGGTACTCAAAAGGTTTGTACGGTATTCTTTCTTCAAATAATCCCATTTTAATTATAAGGCATTGTAAATGCTACGTCCACAAATGGAACGTAAAACACATAAGTTAATTGATTTTCTTCTTCATAGGCTCTACAGCCAAACAATATACCTGGATAAAATCCTAATGATAAACTCCAGTTCCATTTTTCTTTATTCTCCATATTATTCTTCATTAAATACTGCGTAAACATTTGCTTTTCGTTTTTTACTAAGTTTTACTGTAGCAATTAACTCTTTGCGTTCTTTTATTTCATCTTCTTTTACGGGATAGTATTTTGGGTTTTTACTATTTAATTTTCTTTTTTTAGCCATAACATTTTATTGAGTATTTATTATGTATAAACATTAAGTCCTTCCACCTTAAACCTCCTCTTGATTTAATGCTCCACTTAATAAACGTATCTATTTTACGTTCTTTATACTTTCTCCTTGCAATGTGCTTGGAGTTTGAAGTATTTCTATTACTTTGTCGCATTCTTTTTGATTTTGGGGTTTAAATAATTTATAGTTAGGAAATTGTTGCATAACTAATCTTTTGAATAGTTTCCATCGCATTGGAAATGATTCATTAGGTCTTCCTTTAGTTTCAATAATAAAGTCTTTACCAATAAAATCTGGTGTATATTTAATAGGTAAGATTCTTTTCTCACCTCTATTTTTAAAATCTCCTTTACTATTTGATTGTCTTTCCCAACATTCATTTTCAAAATGAAATCCATTTAACAACACAAAGGTTTCACCTTCATAGCTAGCTTTAATATGTGCTTTTTTCAAAGCTTGATACATATATCTTTCTAACCCGGAAGCGAAGGTGATACCATCGTATGTTACTTTTTTCGAAACTACAGGACCTCTTTTTCTTCTTCTTTTATAAGTCTTCTTCCTCATCGAATTGTGTTCTTTTTAGCATACATTCTTCAATCTCATCACACAATACAAGTTTTGCTTTTTCAATATAATTAACAGCATCCATTAATTCTTCTTGTATGTGTGTTAGCCAGACTTCAAGAGATTGATCATCATCATTTAACGTAACGCCATATTTTTTATAGCCTACATCTGAACGTGATTTAATCTTATTAATAACACGTTCAATTACTTTATCTCTAATCTTACTCATCTTTGACAAATGTTCCATTAATCATTTTACCAGTTCTATCTGATATTTGATTATATGCTGATGCTATACACGTTTCAATTCTAACGTTTCTTTGTTCTGCTAAGTTAGTTAACACAACTACCATATCTCCAATAGCATCAACAAATTCAGCTTGATCATCTTTTAGCATTGCTTTAGCTAATTCACCAGCTTCTTCTTGTAATTTAATGTATTGAGTTCTAGCATCACCATTTTCATATATGCCTCTTACTTTAGCCCAATTTCTAATTGAATCAAATATACTTTGTTGAGATTCTACATAATCTACTAAGCTTTCTAAACTATTAGCATTATTAAAGAATTCAATCATTGCTTTATTATATACATAACATCTATTCTTGTTATACATTGATTCATGAGCATTGTCTACTATCCAGTGAGCTAGGTCTGTATCTAATGATACTTTGCCAAATTCTGTTTTCCAGTTCATTCCTAAATTATCCATTAATCTACCTTTAAGTTTATTAACGGGAACCGGAAAGG